CGAGGAATCGTAGAGAAACATGTACAGGTCACAGCCTTCGATGGCCTTGGCCAGCGTTTCGCTGGGGGCTTGGTCCAGGCGTTGTACCTGGAAGTCGAAGCGGGCAGCGCAGCCCTGGATGATCGACTGGGCGATGGCGTCGTAGCGTTCGGTATGGCCAAGCAAAATGGTGGGGCGGTGCAGGCCGGCGAGGGCCGGGTGATGGGCGAGGTAATACAGAAAATGTTCGACGGCGCGGGCCTTGTCCATGACGTCCTTCCTTCAAAGCCTTCGGTAGGAGCAGTGGCAGGTGCGGCGTCCCGCACCTGCCGGGGTGCCTGATCAGATTAGAAAGGCCACATCGCGGTGCCGAACGGCACGACGGCATCGGCTTGCATCATTTCAACGGCGGCCTCATGGGTCGGCGCTTCAAACCAATCGTCGAGTTGCAGTTCGGTTTCCAGGTCATTTTCCAGTGCTTGCATGGTGAATCTCCTAGATGACGTTGTTTGAGAACGAGCTTGCCAGCTTGCTGCGCTGGGCAAGTGGATGAACCTAGAAGAGAGTGTTTGGGATTGCAAAATTTTTATTGACACGGTTCCATTTGGATTTTTTATTCCGTTTTGATGGCGATTTGGTTTATGTCGATGAAACAGAGAGTTGGTTGCATGGTTTTGTAGGAATCGTCCTTTCGTCAACTTCTCGTTATCTGAAAGAATTTTCCTAATGTCCCTCCTATCTGCCGCACCGCATCCTGTCAGCCCAGACAGGTTTGGCGGTGTACAATGCGCCGCGTTTTACTGTGATCCCACTCTCTCAGGGCTATCCGCCTTGTTCATTCCGCCTGGCCACAAGCCCGTCGGGTTCGATTTCGTCACAGATAAAAACAACAGGTGACGTATGACCGTAAGAAAAAACGCTGGACCGGGGTTTGATCGGCGCTGCTGTAGCCCGTTACCAAAGCAGCACCCCTCCATGAGCACCCTCAAACCTTGCGTGAGACCCTTTCCATGAGTGAAGCCAACTCGCATTCAGGCGAACTGAAGCGCGGCCTGAAAAATCGCCATATCCAACTGATCGCCCTCGGTGGCGCGATTGGCACCGGGTTGTTCCTGGGGTCGGCCGGCGTGCTGAAATCCGCCGGGCCGTCGATGATCCTCGGGTATGCCATCTGCGGCTTTATCGCCTTCATGATCATGCGCCAGCTGGGCGAGATGATCGTCGAAGAGCCGGTGGCCGGTTCCTTCAGCCACTTTGCCCACAAGTATTGGGGCGGTTTCGCCGGCTTCCTGTCGGGCTGGAACTGCTGGATTTTGTACATCCTGGTGGGCATGTCGGAGCTGACGGCGGTCGGCAAATATGTGCACTACTGGTGGCCCGAGATCCCGACCTGGGTGTCGGCGGCGGCGTTTTTTGTGCTGATCAATGTGATCAATCTTTCCAACGTCAAGGTCTTCGGCGAGGCCGAGTTCTGGTTTGCGATCATCAAGGTGGTCGCCATTGTCGGCATGATCGCCCTGGGCAGTTACCTGTTGGTGAGTGGCACCGGCGGGCCACAAGCCTCGGTGACCAACCTGTGGGAGCACGGCGGGTTCTTTCCCCATGGCGTGGGTGGTTTGGTGATGGCCATGGCGATCATCATGTTCTCGTTTGGCGGCCTGGAGATGCTCGGGTTTACTGCGGCTGAGGCGGACAAGCCACGCACGGTGATTCCGAAGGCGATCAACCAGGTGATCTACCGGATCCTGATTTTCTACATCGGCGCGTTGGTGGTGCTGTTGTCGTTGACGCCTTGGGACAGCTTGCTGGAGACCCTGAATGCCTCCGGGGACGCCTATAGCGGCAGTCCGTTTGTGCAGGTGTTTTCGATGTTGGGCAGCAATACCGCGGCGCATATTCTCAACTTTGTGGTGCTGACGGCGGCGTTGTCGGTCTACAACAGCGGCACTTACTGCAATAGCCGGATGCTGTTGGGGATGGCTGAGCAGGGTGATGCGCCGCGGGCATTGGCGAAGATCGACAAGCGCGGGGTGCCGGTGCGGTCGATCCTGGCGTCGGCGGCGATTACGCTGGTGGCGGTGTTGATGAATTACCTGATTCCGCAGCATGCGCTGGAGTTGTTGATGTCGCTGGTGGTGGCGACCCTGGTGATCAACTGGGCGATGATCAGTTTTTCGCATTTCAAGTTTAGGCAGCATATGGATCGGACGGGGCAGGTGCCGTTGTTCAAGGCGCTTTGGTATCCGTATGGGAATTATGTTTGCCTGGCGTTTGTGGTGTTTATTCTTGGGGTGATGCTGCTGATTCCGGGGATTCAGGTGTCGGTGTATGCGATTCCGGTTTGGGTGGTGTTTATGTGGGTTTGTTATGGGATCAAGAACAGGCGCAAGGCTCGGGAGGGGGTGGTGTTGAGTTGATGGTGTACATATCCGTTTCTTCGGTAACGGCGACTTATGGTTCCGCTCTTACAGCGGGTCACTTTTGGCAAACGCCCCAAAAGTAACCAAAAGGTCTTTGCCCCACCACTCGGTGCCTCGCTTAGGCTCGGCATGCCCGCACTCCGGCCCGGTTCCGCGGGCCGCCGCGACGGGCCATCCATGGCCCGGCGCGGCTAAACCGGCATCCTTGCCGGTTTACCCGCTCCACCGTGCCTGCTTGCGGCCATCGTGGTTGACGGGGCCCGCAGATCAAGATCAAAAGCAAGAGCACGGCGGCCTGAAAGCCGACCTGAGTGTTAAAAGCCAGATCAAAAACCAGAGCGAAAGCAGAGCTGCTTTTCTGTAGGAGCTGGCTTGCCGGCGATGCAGGCAACTCGGTCTTGCAGGTACACCGAGGTGATGCCATCGCCGGCAAGCCAGCTCCTACAGTGGACCGTGCCCGCTTTAGATTTTGATTTGGCTTTTGCTCTTCAACACTCAAGCCGGCCGGTAGTGTGGGGAGGTTCTAGATATGGCACTGGTAGGAAGTCAGTGGGATGAGCCGGGACAAAGCGGGAGATGGTGCGACGGACCAAGCCCAGCAAGGGTTTCAGAAAAAGGCTACGACTAAAATCAGTGCCAAAGCAGTGCAACGAAATAAACAGTTCAAATCCAGCCGGAACACTGTGACCGGGCCAGTTTAGCGAAACCTTTGGCACACAGCCCCGGCGCCGTCTCGGTAGCGTGATATTACACCTTGCCCGTTAAATCCAACCGCCCGCCCAAACAACACGTCCCACAATCTCTAGGTCATTCAGGTTTTCTTTAGAAACCTTCATGGTCTGATAAGCCGCGTTTGCGCTGATAACTGCTACGCCACCGCCAATCTGGCGTTGCAGCCGCTTGGCGTACAGATGGTCATCCAAGCGAATAACGTAGATGGCTTCCCCTTCCAGGCTGTTGCGACTGTGGTCGATCAACACAGTGTCGCCATCACTCAGCACCCCCTCCATAGAGTCACCGTCCACCCGGATAGCCGAGAGCTTCGACGGCTCCAATCCCTGCTTGCGCAATGAGTAAGTGGTAAAAGCCAGGTGCGTAAGAACCCGAGCCCCCTCTGTCCATGCCCCGTGACCGGCACTGCAACGAGCGTCGTAAAGGGGGACATAGCTGTATTTGTCATCCTCAATAACAAGCGCAGTCTGGGGCTGCTCACCGAACGCCAGCCACATCGCCGACACATCAGCCGCCTGGGCAATCTGCTCCAGCCTGTCGAGAGTAGGATACGTCTCTCCGCTCAGATAACTGCGTATAGCCCCCTCAGAAAGGCTTGAGTCGCGCGCAAAAACGCGCGCCGCTCTAGTCCCCATCGCTTCCTTAAGTCTTTCACGGAAACATCCGATTGCCCCCGATGGAATCGGATGCTGCGTTCCTGAAGCATCCGTTTTATCCGATTCCTTGTAAGTCATTGATTTATCTCGTTCTATTCATTTTTCCGAGCGCGCCACGCATAAAAAAGAATCGGATGCTCGTTTTTCCGATTGATATGCGCATTTATCCGCGCTATGTTTATCCGCAACAGGACGTTAGACGTCCCAAAAAAACCACCCGTGAAGATGGTTCAAAACTATGAGCGATATCGACATGCCCACTGACCCTACTAGCCGATGGGAGTGGATCAAATACCAACTCCGCGTACGGGGCACCTCAATGGCGAAGCTTGCTCGTCAGCTTGAGGTCACTGATCGCGCAATCCGCAACGCCAAAAGCACTCCCTATCCGCGCATCGAACGGTCCCTTGCTGATGCTCTGTGCCTTGAGCCTTCCGACATCTGGCCAGAGCGCTGGAACGCCGATGGCACTCCACACCGGCAACGGCCTGGGCGCGCGGAAATAAACACGTCCTACAACAAGGATACCGGACAACAGACGGTTGGACACTGTAAAGCGGCAAGGAGTGCCTGAACATGCGTAACCAAAAAGATGACAGAACATTAGACATCTTCTCTGTTCCGCAGCCGGTGCTTTCTATACCCGGTCACGGCAACTATGCCGCCCAGGTCAGCGAGCTGGTCAGCGAAGTCCTCAAAGAGTCCGACTTGGACCGCTATGAGATTGCGGCTCGCATGTCACGCCTTTCGGGCGACGACGTTAGCAAGAACATGTTAGACGCCTGGTCAAGTCCTGCCCGTGCAGATCACAACCTACCTCTGTATCGAGCTGCTTTGCTGGAGGAAGTCTGTGCAAGCCATGTCCTGACGAATTGGCAAGTACACCTGCGCGGTGGCCGGGTCGCTTATGGGCGCGAGGCTCTGGACGCGGAAATAGGTCGCCTATCACGGGTGGCGCATGATGCAACGCGCAAAGTTCGGGACCTGAAAAAGATGTTGGGTGACGACAATGCGTAGTTGGTATTCAGCCCAGGAACTTGCGGGCTTGCCAGGGCTTCCGGGGACGGCACGCAATGTAAAAGCATTGGCTGCACGTGAACACTGGGAAGGCCAAGCACGCCTAGGAAGCAAGGCTGTTGAATATGCATTCGCAATTCTCCCGAAGGTCACCCAGGCCGCACTGATTGCCGCATCGGTCGCCGAAGCCGAATCGCAAACGGTGGTCGCATCAAAACCAGAAAGCACCCAGCGTGACACTATTTCGGCGTCACGCTTGAGCGAAGATCAACGCTCTGTGATGACGGCTCGCCTGGCGTTCGTACGTGAAATCGAACGTATGAGCCAGGCTATAAGCCAGCAACGCGCCATAGATACCCTAGTTTCCCTGGCAAAGGCTGAACAGCTCACACCATATTTAAATGGCTTGGTGCAGCGCGCCAACGACCGCAAGACCGGCGACCGCTCTTTGAGCGAGCGCACGCTTAAGCGTTGGTTGGCCGATTTCCGCAAAGAAGGTGAAACCGGCCTGGCGCCTGCCCGCCGCCAAAAAGACATGAGCCTCCCTACATGGGCGGCGGCTTTCCTGGCGTGCTACCAGCGCCCGACCAAGCCCAGCGTCGAATCAGCCTATGCCGAGTTCGCCATGAAGAACCCGGCCGAGCGTCCGAGCATCCATGTGGTGCGTCGCTTCCTTAATAAGCTAAGCGCAGAGGCACGCGAGCGCGGCCGCCGTACGCCGCAGGAACTCAAAGCCCTGCAACCATTCAAGCGCCGCTCCACCAAGAGCATGTACCCGTGCGACGTATTCACCGCCGACGGCCACAAGTTTGATGCAGAGGTATTGAACCCACGCACCGGCAAGCCTTACCGCCCGGAAGCAACCACCGTCCTCGATGTCGCTACTCGCAAGGCCGTGGGTATTTCCATTGGTGAGGCCGAGTCCACCATCGGCGTTATGGACGCCCTGCGTGACGCCATGCAGCACGGCATGTTTGCGGTGTTCTACGTTGACAACGGTTCCGGCTTTGCCAACGACACCGTACGTGAAGTAGTCGACCGTCTCGGCGGCACTATGACCCATGCCTTGCCCTACAACAGCCAGGCCCGCGGCCTCATTGAGCGTTCCCACCAAACGATTTGGGTCAATGCAGCCAAGAAGCTGACCAGCTACATCGGCGCCGACATGGACAAACATGCAGGCACCAAAGTGCATCGGATTGGCCGCAAAGAGCTGCGCGAAACCGGCCGTACCCGCTTGATTCCGACCTTTGCCGAGTTTATGGCCGGTGTTGAATACGAGATTGAAACGTACAACAACAGCCCACACCGGGGGCTTGCCAAATTCCGCGACCCGCTGACCGGCAAGCTGCGGCACATGAGCCCGAACGAAGCCTGGGAAGCCGCACGCGCCGAAGGCTGGGAGCCAATTATTGCTCCGGCCGAGCTGCTCAACGACCTGTCACGCCCGCAAGTCGTCCGCCCGACACGTCGCGGGGAAGTTACCTGGGCAGGTGAAACGTACTTCCTAGACGCATTGCGCAGCTTTCACGGCGAAGAAATCCGGCTGGCCTACGACGTGCGAGATGCCTCACGTGTTTGGGTCCGCACTCTGGGTGGCGACCTGATCGGTGAGGCCCTGGTAGACGGCAATGCGAGCGACTACATGCCGAAAGCCATGATTGAGAAGGCCTACGAGAAGCGTGAAATCGGCCAGATGAAACGCGCCGTGGACAAGATCGAAACCTTGACCGGCAAGCGCGTGGAAATGATCGCCCCTACCACGGCGCCGTCGGCCCAGCTCAGCCTTGAACAAATGGCCGAAGCCCGCCGTTTCGCCGAGCTGTCAGCCCCGCAGCCCAAAGCTTTCGACCTACCGACCGACCCAACCGCCCGCTACCGCCTTTGGAACCAGCTCGACGCCCGCCTCACCAGCGGCGAAACGCTTACCCCCGAGGAAACGCAGTGGCACTCCCGTTATCCGCAGCACCCTGACTTTACCTCGATACAGCAAATGTTCGCGTTCGCCGAGCAAGCACGCGCTTAAACCAAGACCTTTAGGAGTCGAATTATGAGTGTTACCAAGATTGTTCCCCTGACCAACGTCGGCCTCTTGTCCGCCGCTATCGCCCGTACCCACAACCGCCCAGCGGGCTTGCCTGGCTTGGTCGTTATGTACGGTGCAAGCGGACTGGGTAAAAGCGTGGGCGCTGCGTTCGCCGCCAACCAGCACCGGGCCTATTACGTAGAGTGCCGGGACACCTGGAGCAAAAAGGCTTTTCTGCACGCCATCCTTCGGGAAATGAGCATCCAACCCGCACCAACCATGTCCGTGATGGTTGACCAGATCGCCGAACAACTATCAAAAAGTGGCCGCCCGCTGCTAATCGACGACGTGCAATACCTGCTCGAAAAGGCGGTGGCCAACGTCCTGACCGACATCTACAACGCCAGCGAAGGCACCATCGTCCTGATCGGCGAAGAACGTGTGCCCGGTAGCCTGGCCAAGTTGGAACGTCTGCATAACCGGGTGCTGGAGTGGGTGCCTGCGCAACGCGCAACCCTCGACGACCTGCGCGCTTTGGCCGAGGCCAGTTACCCACAACTGCACTTCGCCGATGACCTGTTGGATGACCTACGCAAGAAGGTGAATGGCTGCCTGCGCCGCGTCGCGGTCAACCTCTACAAGGTCTACACCGAAACCCAGGCTCGCTGCATTGACAGTATCGACCTTGCTGGTTGGGGCTCAGATAGCTGGTTTACCGGCGAAGCGCCGTCCCGGAGGGCTTGAGGATGCCAAGAGTCAGAGCCGATCTGGTGATGGTGGGCGGCAAGTCCCCACGGCAGCACATGTGGGAAGCCATTCGCGCCATAAACGCCAGCCCCAACGAGCTGACGACTTACGCTGTTGCGCGCAAGTCCAAGCAAGACGATCAATCTGTACGCGCCTATTTCCGGGATATGGCGAAGGCTGGGATTGTCAGCAAAGTACGAAGCCTTCCCCGTCTAGATGCCGAGTGGACCCTCCTGAAAGACCAGGGTATTGAAGCCCCCCGTGTGACCCGTGGCGGTAAAGTTATCAAGCTTGGGGATGGGGCTGAAAACGTCTGGCGCGCCTTGCGCATTCTCGGTGAATTCACCGCCGCAGAGGCCGCCGTCGCAGCCAGTATCAACGGCGTATCTATCAGCGAGTTTGGCGCCCACGTGTACTTGTCGGGCCTGGCGAAGGCTGGCTACGTGACCCGCAGAGGCGGTACGGCAGGTTTTAAAACCCGCTTCCGCCTGGTCTCGTCGCGCTACACCGGCCCCAAGCACCCCATCTACCAGCGCGACTTCGACCAGGTATATGACCCAAACCTGGACCAGGTGGTTTGGCGTAAGGCTGATCAGCAGGTGACCCAATGAACCAGGTCAACCTTGCTGCCTGGGGCCAAGACATACCGCTGTTCGTGCGCTTGCTTGCCGCCGAAGTTGCCGCCAGCAATAAAACCAAGGCCAGTCAGCGCATCGGCATGAGCCGCACAGCCGTCAGCTTGATCCTGGCCAACCGCTACAGCTCGCCCAGCACCTCTGGCGTCGAGCGTCGGGTAATGGAAACCCTGGGGCGAATTGAATGCATCGCACTGGACGAGACCATCACCACCGACCAGTGCCAAAGCTACCGCGAAAAACCCGCACCGACCCACAACCCGCAGGCGATGCAGCACTGGCGCGCCTGCCAACACTGCCCAATCAACCCCGACTGCTGCAACCAGGAGAACGCTCATGCTCGCCTCCACTAGCCGTAATCCGTTGAAAGTCCTGACTCCGTCGCTGGCCGACCGTCTGCGCATTTTCAACGCCGCCGCCCGCAACTTGCAGGCCCACGGGATTCGCGTGCAGGGCTTTCATCCGGCTGATAACCGATTGGTGATCACGCCGGAAGCCGGTCAGCGGCTGATCAACCTTGGCCACACCGAGGGCTATCAACGCCACGGCACGGCCGGTAGCACCCGTTTCAACGTGCAGTTCCAGGGCGTGACCCTGGAATGGCGCGAACCCATTAGCGCTTCCCGTCCTGCTGACTGGTCGCGACTGACTCTCCACTGAGGAACCTTGCAATGACACAACAACAAACCATTCCCGAAGGCTACCGCGTCGACGCGCAAAAGCGGCTGATCCCGGAAAGTCTGATCAAACCTATAGACCTGGAGCGGGACGCCCTGGTACTTGGCCTGGTTGAAAAAGCCCGCGCTGCCAGCGATGTGCTGGCGAAGTTCAAGGCCTCGGCCTTCGGTGATATCGAAGCCTTTGTCGAACTCAGTGCTGAGCAGTACGGCGCCCAGATCGGTGGCAAGAAGGGAAATGTCAGCCTGATCAGCTTCGATGGGCGTTTCAAGATCATGCGCGCAGTCCAGGAAAGCATCGCTTTCGACGAACGCCTCCAGGCTGCGCGTGCATTGATTGATGAGTGCCTGCGCGACTGGACCGCCGGGGCACGTCCCGAAGTGGTCACGCTGGTAAATGATGCCTTTCGGACTGACCAAAAGGGCGACATCCGCACAGCCCGCGTCCTGGCGTTGCGCCGTATGGAAATCACCGATGAACGCTGGCAGCGCGCCATGCAGGCCATTGGCGACGCCTGCCAGGTGATCGGCTCCAAGTCCTACATCCGCGTGTATCAGCGGGTTGGTGATACCGACCAATACGAACCCATCAGCCTCGACATTGCAGGTGTGTGAAATGAAAAAAACCATCACTGCGTATTGCTTCTCTTCCGGCCATATCGACTTCGGTGTGGCCCTTCCCGAGGGCGCCATTGCGCTTGCTGTCGGCGAAGAAAAAACAGTTCGCGACGTTGTCTGCGTGAACGCTCGCCTGTCCCGCGCTGACAACGAAACGCTGTTTGTTCCTGGTGTGCCCGAGGCAGCGAGCCAGCGCGAAGGCATCACCGCTGTGGCGCACTTCATCCAGCGTCTTGCCTTGAGCAACCAGGCTGGCTTCCGAGCGTTGGGGGCCTGACATGCAGCGCTATCACGACACACACAGCGATCCGCTGCCGATCCACTCGCCGCAACACGACATCGAGCTCGCCAACCTCGAACGCTTGACTGCGGAGTTCCTGATGCGCGGCGGGAAGGTCCAGAAAGTCGGTCACCAGATGAGCAGCGCCCCGGCGACGTTCACCATTAACCCGGAGCGGTCGCCGGTTTATGCCCATCTGTTTGCATCTTCGGCCCCTGTGGCAGTACCAGAGGCCGTAGCGCCTGCCGACGCTGAAGGTTCTCCCCCCGGCACCGACAGGGACGCGGCATTGATCATGGCCGATGCGGCCATGGGCAACTCGCCCAAGTGGATCGCCCGTAAACACCATATGAGTGAAAAGCACGTCCGCCAGGTCGCACGCGACTATCACATCACCTTTCACAAGCAACGCTAGGAGCCCGCATGGCCAAGATAATCATCACCCTGGAAGACTGCCGTGAAGACAGCGGCATGCCTTCCGTCGCCGTCGATATGACAGGCGTACCGACTACCTCATTGGGCACACCCCGCCCGACGGAAGCCGTACGCATTTTCAACAAGCTGTTCGACCTGGTCGCCAGCGAAAAGATGTTGGGCGCCATTCCAGCCTGCCGCTGGCAACCAACCACCACGACCCTTCAATAAGCGAAACCGTCCCGGTTATCCGGGATGGTCTGCCAGGCGTGGTTGCCTGGTACTGATGAGCAGCCGAGGAAACGATGGAACAAGCCGATTGGGATGCATTGAAGGAGCAGATGGAAAGCCCGTGGGGCCACATGAAGCTCAAATGTGATGGGTTTGAGATCAGCCTATCGCAGGAGACTGACCGCACTAAAAAGAGCTGGTCCACGGTGGTCTACGTGGATGGCTATTTGAAGGGCGTCTGGTTGGATTGTGACCACAAAACCGGCGCACCGAAGCACGAAGAAACTCGCCGTTTTTACCGCAAGGTCACTCGGGCTCTTCATACCAAAAGGGATATCGAGAACTATCGAAAAATCTACGGTAAGCGCAAAACCACCGAGATGGAGGCAACCAAGTTTTACACCTACGACTGGTGCTGGAAAAGCTTCAACTCCCTGAAAAAACACCTGCTGGCCAACAATACCAACATCACCCGAATCCTTGAGAACTGACGATATGGACCACACCAAAGCCCTGGACAAAATCAAAAAACTGCTGCGCCTGGCAGCCAGTGACAACCCCCACGAAGCTGCCACTGCAATGCGCCAGGCCCGCGCCTTGATGGAAAAGTACCGATTGGAAGAGTCGGACATTCAGCTCTCTGAGGTGTACGAGTGTGCCGCCCGTAGTGGTTCGAAGATGACCCCGCCGCAATGGGAAGCCAACCTGGTGGGCGCAGTTACACAGGCCTACGCCTGCAAAGTGCTGTTCATGGCGGGCATCGGCGAATGGCGCTTTATCGGCGAACTGGCCGAGCTGGCCAGCTACACCATGGCCTTGTTACTGCGCCAGGTCCGCCAGTCCCGCCGTGACTTCATCAGCACTCAGTTGAAACGCTGCAAGCCTGCGACCAAGACCAAGCGCGCTGACGTGTTCTGTGGTGCTTGGGTGTCGGCGGTGCGCCAGCAAGTCATGGCGTTTGCTGGCAACGATGAACCATCACCGGCAACAGCGGCGTACATGCTCAAGCACCATTCCGAGACGGAAAAGCTTGATTGCCGCGACCGCAACGCCAGCAAGGGCAACGGTGTACGTGCCATGACTGACGCTATGCACGGCGTTCTCGCGGCGGGCGATGTCCGTCTGAACCACGGCGTCAGCGGCCAGGAACAACTTGCCCTGCACTAAGCGAAACCGCCCCGGCGTGCTGGGACGGTCTGCCGGACGTGGTTGTCCGGTACTGATGAGCAGCCACCCATGACAGACGAAACACCCAAACAGCGCCAAACCCGCCTGGCACGCGAACGTAAACGTGCCCAGCGTAAGCGCGACAGTGAAAAGCGCCTGGCTATGGGGGCCAGCAAGCTCAAGATGGAAATCTACAGCGGCACCCAAAACGAGCTGGAACAGATCCGCACTGCCGGTAGATTCGACGAAACAGAGCATGCGCTCACGATGGCCATTCATGGTGTCGCCGCATTGTCCCGAACCGACCCGGCAGCGTTCCAGGTACTGATCAAAGGAGGAAGACAGTGACTACACGTAACCTGCAATTGAGCAAGATCCACATCGCCAAGAAGGACCTTGGGCTGGATGATGAAACCTACCGCGCCTTGTTGGGCCGCGTGGCAGATGTGCGTTCGGCCAAAGATCTGACGCCACGCCAGATCGGCGCGGTACTGGCCGAGTTCGCTCGCCTGGGCTGGGAGCCTACAAAGGCTAAAAAGCAAGGGCGCAAAGCACCAGTGGCGGCTCCAGACCGTGTAAAACTGGTGGGGAAAATAGAGGCCTTTCTCTCCGAGGCAAAGCGT